TCCCAGAATTTGCATAAGTAAATCCCAAAAAACCAAATTTACTTTTAATCATTTAAAATTAATATGCCAAGTATTGCAATAGTAGGATCTTCAGGTGAAGGGAAGTCAACTTCTTATGGGCAAGTCCCAGAAATAGGAATCAAAGGATTGAATCCTAAAGAAACGGTTGTTATTAATGTGGCAGGTAAAGATCTGCCGTTTAGAGGTTGGAAGAAGTTATATTCTGGGGATATTGGAGAAGGAGGTAATTATATTCAAACATCTGATTCAGATACAATCAGTAAAGCAATTAAATATATTTCTGAAAAACGTCCAGACATTAAGAATATTGTAATTGATGACGCACAATATACAATGTCTTTTGAATTTATGAAGAGAGCAAAAGAATCTGGATACGGTAAATTCGCAGACATTGGAGTCAATGTTGGTAAAATTGTTGAAGCATCAAGAACTGCCAGACAAGATCTAAAGACATATTTTTTATGGCATCCTGAAAGAGATGGTTCTGGTAATTTAAAGATGAAAACCGTTGGAAAGATGGTTGATGATTATCTTACATTAGAAGGTTTGTTCACAGTTATTCTTTATACAAAAGTAGATAAAGGAGCGGATAATAAGATGAAATATCAATTTGTCACTAATAATGATGGACAAGTCCCGGCCAAATCTCCACTTGGAATGTTTGCGGATTTGTATATACCGAATGATTTGGGATTTGTAACTGATCATATTGACAAATATAATTCTGGGGAATGAAGTTACATATTGACTCAGACTTAAAAACTGTTACCATAGAAGGTACAGTTAAAGTATCGGATGTGATGAATCATTTAATGTCATGGTTTCCAGAAGATTGGGAACACTGGTCTTTTGTGCAAGATGTACAACCTCGTATTATATATAAGGAAGTTATTGTACAAAAAAACGACTGGAGAAATCCTTACTGGAATCCTTGGGGCACAATGACATATATAAATACTCCCATGTATTCATCGACTACAGACTTATCTAATCCTGCTAATTTAGTTGGAAATTCCACAGGCACAAACTCAAAATTAACACTTAATCTAAATCAAATTTAATCAATGTTTACAGGAACAAAACAAGGAGGTCAAACAGGTAATTATCTCAAGACGGGATTAACAGCCTTTAAATTCTTAGGGGTAAATCCTACAGTATCTCAAATTGAAGACTGGACTGGTAGAGATAATGTGCAAGAACCAAACTATGATTTGGCTGAAGATTTTAACCAAAAAACAGTTCGACCTGTCCATATTTGGTTAAAGAATGACGACGTTACTGTACATTTTAGATTGAACATTGGTACAGATGATGCTATTGCTAAATCAGGTAACTATCAAGTGTGTACTTCTACTGGAAGTATTATTTGGGCTAAGACAGCAGGTCAAGTAAAACCTGAATTTGTAGATCATAAAGCTTTGAAAGTGGGTGAAGCAGATTGGATTGATTTTGTATCTCGTCTAATTAACTTTGATCAGAAAAGTGGAGAAAATCTTTATAGTCAGATGACTCAGTTAGGTTTGGATGTCCAATCCCTATATGATGGAAAGAACAAAGGTGCAAATGAACTTGCTGCTTGGGCAGGAGAAAAGGACAAAAAGATCAGTATGGTCTTAGTTGTGACAGAAAAAGACGGCACAGATGCTAATGGTAATCCAACAACCAAGCGTTACCAAAATATAGCTACTGATTCTAATACATGGTTTCATGGAGAAGTAACAGATTGGGCGGAAGCTAAACTTTTGGAAAGATACCAAAAGTCATTAGATGTTGGTACAGGCCAAACACAGGCATATCCGATTATTAAAGCCTTGTTTACAATCAAGTATCAAGACTTTAAAAAGGAAGATTGCTATAATACCGTCCCAGATAATCCTACAACAACTTCTAGCTGGAATTAATGTTTAATGTTTAAAGGGACTAAACCAACCTACAGAAAACAGGAAGATGTGTTGGACAAGATTTCACAAGAACAAGTTTTTTATGAATATCTTGGTATTTATCCTGATTTGCGTAAAAAGTTTCTAAGTCCTTTTAGAAATGATAAAGATCCCGGATGCCGATTTACATGGTATTCCGGGATCCTTTATTTTGTTGAAAATACAATGTTTAATAACAAACTATATTGGTCTTGTATCGATGTAGTTATGTTTATGAAACATTGTACTTTTCAAGAATCATTGGAGCTTTTGTGGGATAAGTCTTATGTCAACACATCCAAAATTAAAAAGTCTTCTGTTCTAACATTTGTTCCAGAAATCAGATTTGAAAAAAAGTCTTGGTTAGAACCAAATTTGTTTATGTTGTCTGGTGAAATCTTAGAAAACGAATTAGTTTTCTTAGTTAAGAATTATTGGATAAAAACTAAATCTGGATGGAATAAAAATTCTATTCATGATCCTAATAAAAGTACAACTGTCGCATATTATTTTCCAGAAACAAATCACGTTAAGTTATATTTTCCTAATGAAACAGAAAACAAATGGTATTCTAACTGCTCTACAAAAGACATCTTTGGTTATCACAAATTAAAATATTATTTGACTCAGTCTAAAGATTTAGTTATTACTAAATCTGGTAAAGATAGACTGATGCTGGATTATTTTATTGGAGTAAATGCAATAGCTCTTCAGAACGAGGGATGTTATCTTCCCGAAGATGTTGTGTTTGAGTTAAATTCAAACTTTAACATTAGATTTCTTTATGATTCTGATATATCAGGAATTATCCACAGTCAAAAATTAAGTGAGAAATATAATTGGAATACACAAACAATAGATGTTTTACCCAAAGATCCTTTTGAAATGATAAAAGAATTTGGTGTAGACAATACAAAAAAATTAATATTATGGAACAAGACAATAGATTTAGTGTAAAAATTACAGGATTTGAAACAGAACAGCAGGCAATTGATTGGTGCCGCTGGTATGAAGGTGAGGGCGAGCAGAATGTATATTTAGGAGATACAGACTTATCTGCTAATACGGATATGGATAAATATCGAGAATTATATTCAGAGACCGGACTTAAAGTAAACGACAATTGGGAAATTGAACTCCCAATTCAAATATTAGGAGATGACGGTTAAGTTAAGTATAGAAAACGACGAAGAACTTAGATTATATATAAAAGATTGTATAAGAGGTCAGGTGTTGGCGTTTACTAGAAAAGAGTTTCAAGAATTGGTTGAAACGGAATTTCAAAGAAAGATAGAACATGCTTCTATTGACGTACTAGATACAATGTTAAAACAGTCTGTTGAAAAATACGTACTCCTTTATATACGTAGGATGGACTTCAATAAAATAGCAGAAGAAGTATTTCGTCCAATGATTGAACAGCCGCTACAAGAATTACTTGTTAGTAGAGACTGGAGCACTGTAATTAACAGTATTGCTCAAAGTAAATTACAATCTCTATTAGATAATGCATAAAGTAACTGCGTTAGCCATAAAAGATATCCATCCTAAATGGTTACATATACTTAATTCTCCAACAAAATCAGGAGAAACATTGGTAGATATCTTAGATAGAACTATAGAATCTATTGTAAAGTTAGGAGGTACGTTATGTCCAGATTCTCCAGATAAAATCTTACGTTGTTTACAACTAGATCCTGACTTAATCAAAGTCGTTATTATTGGACAAGACCCTTATCCTGAACCCAATGTATCTACAGGACTAGCATTTGCATGTGAGTCTAAATTCAGACCGAGTCTGGAGATCTTACTTCGTGAACTGAGAAATGATTTAGATGATCAGACCATTGGTGTAGAAACTGACTTTGATGGAAGTTTACTTCATTGGGAACAGCAAGGAGTTTTGCTACTTAATTCAAGTTTAAGTTGTAATGCATTTAAACCTGGAAGTCATACTAAATTATGGGAGGATTTTATAGTTAGTTTGTTATCTGTTTTAAATGATTTTAAAATAACTAGACCTGAAATGACATCCATCGTGTTTGTATTTTTAGGTAAACAGGCGCAATTATTTGAGGTTGAAATAAATGAAAAACTACATTACAAAATTATGAGATATCATCCAGCTGCTGAAACCTACGGTTCTAATAAATTCACTGGATTTTATAACGAAGTTAATTCAAAGTTAGAAGAATCTGGACAAGAAACAATTAATTGGATATATGCACCCGAATAAGAGAAAAGGTAATACATTGGAACAGCAAGTGGTCCGAGATTTACGTGAAAAATATCCTTTTTGTAAAACAACACGGGAAGGATCCAAACTATTAGATGACTGTAAAATCGACTGTTTAGGTCTTCCTTTCTTAGTACAATGTAAGGCTGGGTACAACAAACCTCGGTTAAAGTATGAAGAGTTGTACTTACAAATGAAAGAATTGGTGGTAAAGAATTTTCCAGAACATCATCCAGTACATAAATTACCTTATATTTTAATTAATAAGTTAAATAGAATAGAAGGCGGGAAGAAATCCCAACCAGAAATGAGTCAGGTCACAATAAGCTATGACTTTTTTCTAAAACTAATCCAAACTTACAAAACAGATGATGCTGAAATATGATAACAAAGAAGAGTTCGAGGTTGATAGAGGATATCTCAATAGAACCAGAATCTATTTATATCCAGTGATAGTAACAATGAGATCTTATCTAGCATTGAAAGACTTAAAAGAAAGTTTTTTATGTGTGTCTTATAATAAATCTGGAATAATTTTATATTATAACAGAACTAATACGATAGGAATTAAGAAGTTGATTGAGACTTTAAAAGTCAACGGAGAATACATTAATGATTTCATGCACACAGAAGATGTGTATGCAATAGAATTAAAACCAGATTTAAACTATGATGCTTTTGAAGAAGGTAGATACACAGATATATATCGATCAAGATCTCAAATAAATCAGACGTTCAGTCTGAATAGTAAAACCAAGAAAGTTCTTATTAAGGATCCAGAATATAAACAAGTATTTGTTGATCAGTTAAATAAGTGGTTTAATACTAATTATACAATTGAAAAATATGAAAGTAGAACCGACGGATCTACGGTGGAGATTAGCCAATATGACATTCCGCCGTGTATGAATCAAGAAACTATAAACTATGAAAGAAAAAAATATCCAGCAGCAGCTTCTCAATCTAGAAAACTTAATAAAACAATATGATCCAAATGAATTACAACGAGAAAGTTACCAGCCAGCAAGATTTAATGACAGAGACTCACCAGTGGTTGGAGGCAGCGGGAGTACCACAGGAGGGAAGTCTGGAGCAGTGGATTCTAGTGAAGAACCTAATCTTGGAGGAGCTTCAAGAACTAGAAGACGCAATTGAAGTGAATGATAGAAGGGAGCAAATGGACGCTATTACAGATTTATTTATTGTAATTTCAAACTGGGATTATATGAATAACTTACACAGTTATAACTACTTTAGTAAAGTTATTGCTTCTAATAAATCTAAATTCTGTGCAACTCGAGAAGAGGCTACAGCAACTGTTTTGGCATATCAAATGGGTATGCATAGAAGCAAACCTGGTGAAAAGATAGATTGTTATTCTGAACAACATGGTGACCTATGGATTGTTAAAAGAGCCGACGGAAAAGTAATGAAATCGATTAACTACAAGAGCCCTAATGAACAAGTCTAAAGAACAAACAGACGATCGCACTATAAAATGTCCTGGTTGTGATAAAACTATTTACAAAAATGAAATTTGTAATTGTCAACGAGAAAAAGCTGGATTAAATAAACTTCCTTTAGGAACACCAGATTTCACAAAACCTGTTCCACCACACGAAAAAATACATTGATGAAAAAGATATTAAGCTTGATTGCCTTTATAACAGGATACACAAAGAAAACAAAGAATTAAAATTCTTTAACCCAAAAACACACTAATCAATAGAACTAGATATCCGACTTACTAAAAGAAGTAGGTTGGATATTTCATATATACTTTGTTAGCAACCGTATTTTAAATGGAATTTAAACTTACAACAAACACACAATATTCGCATCATGATAAAGATGGTGCTGATAGAAATTACATATCATATTACTTAAATGATGTGTTAATACTAAAACAAAAGATACCTTTTGATAAAGAATGGGAACTTGGCTTTGATAGAAGAACATCAATATATGATGTTTATCTATTAAATGGTAAAATTCATCAGAAAAGAAGAAAAAACGATGGTTGCTCACATCCAGATAATGATAAGTCGGTAATAAGAGAAGTGTATTACCCAGTTTCAAAAAATAAATTAAGTCAGTTGAAAATACCAAAAGATTTACGGATTGATGAAGATTGTAATGTTGACAGCATTGCATCATAACTCGTGTATAAGTGCACCCAAAGGTTCAACACACAAAACAAACTCACTAAAATAGTCCATGAAACATAAAATTGTAGAAACAGAAGCGGGAAAAGTCTTAATAGACGAATCTGCCGAGATAAAAGACTATTATTACCAAGCAAAAAGCAATCTTATTTTTTTAGAAACTGATCCAAAACGAGTAGAGTCGATAAATTTAAGAAATAAAAAAGGCAGAAGTGCCTTGATAGCCACAATAAATTTCTCAATAAGTTTAGATGTACCAATGATTATCATTGAAGATGAGGTTGAGAAGGTGGTTAATGAATGGTATGAAGTCGGTAAATTTAAAAGCGATTTCCCTCATGATAAAGCCTCATTTAAAGAAGGCTACACAGCAGCACAACAAAAAGGCTATTCTGAAGAGGATTTAATTGATTTTGCTCTTTGGATAAAAATAGAATGTTTTTATGTTGCTAAAGGTTGGAGGTGTCATTTAGACAATTTATTACCAAATGGAGAAATTCCATATCATACTATTAATGATTTACTGCTTAAATTCCAATCCCTAAGACAAGAATCCATTGAGTTGGAGATGGAAATTGATACTACTAAAATTGACAACTGTAGTATGTTTGCCAACGAGATAGGGTGTACTTTATCTAAATGCGAATGTGAAAATGAATTTATACCTAAGCTCAAAACGGCCAGAGTTGATGGTGGTCAATTAATGGCTTATGTTAAAAAACAACAATGAGATTACTGAAATGGTTATTTGGGGGCAAGAAGCCCACATTAAATAAACCTACTGTTAGCGGCTCACTTTCTTTTGGTGAAATGGATAAAGACAGATTTTGCACAGTTCTTAAAGACGGTGAAGAAACTAACTGCCGAATGTATATGTGGGATGCAGAAGACGTAAAAAGATTACAAGCCATTGGTGACGAGATACATCGTCAAAATGGCTTATATTAAACAATAAAATTATGAACGAAAAAGACTTTGAAGCACGATTTTCTGAAATCTTAGATGAAATAAATCGACTTGTTATAGTAAAGGGAAAAGAATACAGAAGAAATAACAATCCTTTCCATAATTTTGAAAAAGGTGCTTTATTAAATAATTCTACACCCGAACTAGAACTGACTGGTTATTTATCTAAACACATGGTTTCCTACTTTGATATCATTAATGACATCAAAAACGGAGATCCTATTAATATTAGTCAGGTACAAGAAAAGTTTGGAGATATAAGAATATATCTCATTTTACTTCAAATAATGCTAGAAAATAATGCTAAAATTACTAAAAAGACTGTTTAGAAGTCATGGTAAATGTCTTCACTGCGGACAACAACTTGGTCCTCCAGGATCTGAACATATTTGCAAATGATATTTTTACGAACGTGGTACGGAAAAGTATGTTCAAAATGTTTTCAATCAATATTTAACTGTAAATGCAAATGATATTTCCAACATTATACAAGTACACAACTAAAGGACAAATTCAGGAATGGCAAATTGTTGTCAAACTTAACGGTTTTTGCACAATTGAAGGAATTAAAGATGGTAAACTGACTTATTCTCAGTTTACATATTGTACCGGTAAGAATATAGGTAAATCTAATCAGACTACTGATGAGCAACAAGCTTTGTTAGAAGCTCAAGCTAAATGGCAAAAGAAATTAGATTCTGGATACAATGAAGTATTGACAACAGAAAAGAAATTCTTTGAACCTATGTTGGCTTTTGAATTTTCTAAATATGAACATTTGTTGTTTACAGTAAGAACGTTTATTCAACCAAAACTGGATGGAATGAGGTCTTATTTAAATAACAAAAAGTATACTTCTAGGAAAGGAATCAAGATCGTTAGCTGTCCACACCTAGAATTCAACTTTTATGGTTTAGATGGAGAGTTATATAATCACGATCTTAAAAATGATTTTGACAAGCTTATGAGCTTGGTTAGAAAAACAAAACCTACAATTGCTGACTTAGAAGAATCTAAAAAGTTGGTTCAATACTGGGTATATGATTATCCATATCTAGGAGATAAAGTGTTTTCTGAAAGATACGAGGCTTTAAAAAAAACGTATGAATATTTTCCACGTAACTTTAAATTAGTTCCCACATACGAAGTTTTTAATGCAGAAGATATTGAAAGATATCACAAACAGTTTATAGACCAAGGATACGAAGGATCTATTGTTAGAATGGATTTAGGTGCTTATGAAAATAAAAGATCTAAACAACTTCTAAAAAAGAAGGATTTTATAGATAACGAATGGGCGATCATAGGAATGAAGGAAGGGGAAGGAAATAGAGCGGGATGTGCAGCTACTTTGACAATCAAGTTAGATTCAGGAGTAATTTGTGAACCTACTATGACTGGAACTGAAGAGTTCATGAAACAAGTCTGGGGAGACCAGAAGACAGTAGTTGGTAAACAAGTAACTGTCAAATACTTTGGATTAACAAAAGACGGGAGTTTGAGATTCCCAACAGTAAAACACATTAACGATTATAACTAATGAATTCTAACACAAAACAACAATTAGTAGATGCCTGCATAGATCTTTGGTTTGAAACCAATGAATCTATTACAGCAGACCAACTTAAAGTATTTTTAAATCAAACCCATTCTACACTGCACTGGGGTGGAACTTTCATTACAGATTGTCTTTACTCCAAAAACATGCTTTTCACGGAAGATGGAAAAGTGAAAACTTATTATTTGGATGATTGTCCACTTAGAGTAGATAATTTCATCAGAGAACTAGGGGACGCTAAACTTGTTACTAAAACAGGTTTGAAGACCCATTTTAGAAAAGAAGGATACAGTCTTTCTAACTTCAACGCGGTGTTTGAATTACTTAACTTTCAAGCTACTGGAAATTATACATCAGACAATCATAAGATTTACAAGTTTGTTCCAACAGGTAAACACCTGAGTACAACTAAAGATCAAATGATAGAGATTAAAGATATGGCCAAGCCCTATCTCAAAAACGCGTTTATAAAAACTTGGTATAGTAGTAAAGACTCGATGGAAGATGTTCTTAATAAACCTGAATCAGAACATTACAGACTTTTGCAGGCATTCTTTACCTTTGATATTCGTCAGGTAATTAATAAAATATAATTGTACCGTATCACGAGATACAAAAACTTTAACTATGATGACAGCAGAACAATATTTAGAAGAACAAGAAATTGAAAATAATTCAATTTATAATTATGAGGGAGAAGATGTAGGTTACATTTCTAACGCAATGATTAAATTCGCAAAACTTCATTGTGAGGAACAAGCTAGAATAATCAGTGAGAATGCTTGTTTAACTTTAGAAAGCGAGATTAGTATAAATGGTGCTTGTTGTTCTATAACAGCAGAAATAGACAAAGATTCGATTTTAAACGCATACGATTTAAACAACATTAAATAATTATGGCATCGATATTAGAAGCATTACAGAACGCACAATACAACTTTCAACAAATGGACAAAGCTCCTTTTATTAAACAAATAGCTTTAGGTCAACTTCATAACGCAATTGTTCTTCTAGACAAAGGTTATCATCCAATGGATGATGTAGAAGAGATAATGACTAATTATGAAAAGGTTGAACATGTACCCGATAAAGAATGATAACAAAAAGGGGAGCTTAGCTGTATGCTAAGTTCCCCTTTTATTTAACCTTCTATTGTTGTGTGTTCAAGTATTGCGTATCATTTGAAAACACATCCAAAAATCTTAAAAATCCTTGTCCACCAGGAACCCATTTGGATGTCTGTGATAAAATTGGAGTTTTATCATTACTTTCTCCACCAATAAATCTTTCTTCACCGAATATTACATCAAGAACTTCGTCACCTGTATTCTTGAGAGTTTTTTGTAGGTCGGTAACAAGACTTAACATTGGAAGTGGACTTTTAATCATTCCTGCAAAAGCCACCGGCGAATATGTAAAACTTAACTCCTGTTGAGTTTTTAACAATAATGCCACCAACTTTCTAGTTAAAAGATATCTTTTATAAAAACGATCGTCATCATCTCCACCCAACAGTAATATAAGTAAAGCTGCAAATAATAACAACACTCGAAGTTCTTGAATCACAGATTTTAATTGTTTTTGTTGAACTTCATTAAAGTCCGCAAATGAAATCTTTCCTTTTTGATGTGGATTTTCATCTAACCATTTTTCAAACGCAAGTTCTTTATTGTATTTGTCATTCAATCTTCTTTTGGATAACATTCCAAAGGTAGTTATATCTGCTATTAAGTTTCCTACTTTCGGTAGTAGTATTTTTGTAATAAAGTCTTTAACTATCAACTTATCTGGATTAGAAAACTCTTTAAACAAGGCTGTATATTTACCCATATAAATACTATCTATACGATTGTCATATCTTACTTTACCAAATCGTTCAAATAGAATACCCGGCATCCAAGATTTAAAGTGCATTACTAACTGCATGATGATGTTATTTTGCCAGTGAGCTTTATCTTCTTCTGGAATAGTACCTTTAATTCTAGACTGACCTGCTTGAGTAGCTATTCTAAAACTTTCAAATACATTAGCCATCTGTGCTTCAGGTATATTTAATTTTGGACCAGCTTCTCTATCATAACTAAACAACGCCCAGATAGTTCGATCTTTAAATTCTTCTAATTGAGCATCGTTTTTAATTTTTCTGACATTACCCAGATTGTCTACATAGTAGTTCTTAGACATGGAAACAGTAACCAACTCTTCTATATATTGATCACCAATAGAGAACACATTCATTAACATTCTAGAGTTAACATATTTATTAACCCAACCTCTCATTGTAGGATCTCCATACTGTCTTTCACCAAATTTTTTTTCTTCAACTAATCTTGGATTATTTAATCTATGGGTCATTGGATCAAAAAACGCATTTATTGCTAAAAACCTTTCTCTATCAGTCCAACTTTGTTTAAGAGATTCGTTGTACTGTTGTTTATTATAGATAATACCTTTGTTACCTTCTATGATAGAGTTAATCTTAGCAGACATCAAAGAGCCTAAACCAGCAACTACGTTTAAACCTAAAGCTTTTAATGTAAAATATTCTTTAGCTTTTAAAAGCATCTTTTCAGCACGACCAGATTTATCACCAAGAATAGGTTTTATACCAATACCATAAACATACATGTCGACAAAAGATTTAAAGATAACAGGCATATCTGAAGCTTGAAGTTTCTCTGTCAAATGATTACCCATTTGGTCGATCATATTCTTACCTCTAGACTGAACAATTTGTTCAGAATTTTCAGATAGATGTTGTTGTAAAGCTAGTATTTCAGCTTCTCGTTGAGTTACAGCTTCATTATGATATGCCATTTTAGCAAATATGATTAACGATCTTCCAAACTGATATGACTTTTCTCCAATATCTATTGAGTTATCTTTATTTCTAAATCTATTTAAAAAGAAGATTGGGATTCGTTCGTCAGAATTATAAGTAGAATCTTCAGATTTATCTTCTTCTCTAATAGAAAAATCTTTAAAGTAATCTTGAAGACCTTCTGAGAATCCAGAAATTCCTTGTTCAGAAACTCTTTCTGTTATCGACTTTCTGATATTTGGTAAAAAGTTATTCGGTAATTTACCATAATCCACTCCCAACAATCTTCTAAATTCTTTGTTATATTTCTCAAACATCGCATAGTAGTTGTTCAATTCTGGTACAGATTGAATAAATTTATAATTTTCATTATAGTTCTTAGGAGAATCTTTTAGTGTCAGATTATTGAATTGTTTAGCATGAGCCCAAGCTTCTGAATGATCGGCTTTGTTATTAGTAACAGATAGACTACGTGTGTTAATCCAGTTGTTAAGTTCTCGATCAGCTTCTTTTGTACTTAATTTTTTAGCTTCAATTTCTTTTTGTTTTTCAGTTAAAGCTTCTGCATACCAAGTCTTATGATCCTCTGGAGCTGAGTAATAAGTATGTAGCTCGTCAGGTTTTAAAGTTTCCAACATCTGTGCAAACTCTTTAGAATACCTGCTCCAAAAATTATCTGTTTCTGGATTAAGCATGATCTTAATCAAGTCATCAAAAGTTCTTCCAGATGAAGTTAACCAACTATATACTTTATTTTCAGTTTCAGTAATTTCTTCAGTTACTTTATCTGTATTCTGTCTCGTTTTGTAATTAATATCGTTTAAGATTTTCTTCAGTGTCTGAAATATAGGATTATCATATTGAGATAGTTGATAGAAGATTTTACCAAAATACCCTTCTTGTGCAAAAGGAACCAGGTTACCAAACTCATCGTTGATTTTATATCCTGTGTGGATTTCAATCAGTTTGCCAATTTTATCATTAAACAGAACCTGTTTTACTATTTCAACTCGATCTTCTAACCCTGTAACCATTGATCCAATCTTCAGTTCTATTTCTTCTACAACTTCATCAGCCGATCTACCTTTTAAAGTAATATCGTTTTCTTTTAAATATTTTCGATATTCAAATGTTGATGAAGCAATAGAAGCCAGCAACCTTAATTCTTCTAACAAGTCTTGTAATTCTGGAATTGTCAAATTCCCCAATTCTGCATCATCTACTTGTTTAGCTAAAGATTTACCATATTCTAAAACAGAATCCAAATTATGATTTATGAGAAGTTCTTTTCTAGCGTTATCTAACTTAGTTATTCTAGAACGCAATTCATCTCTTTGTTCAGGATTGGTCTTTACTCTTTTATTTAACTTTTCTAATTGTAAATCAATTGATCGAATAAATTCATCCAAAGATTTGAATCCGGTTTTATTAGAAAAGGGAAGTATTTTTTCTAGCAAAGGATCTTGACCTGGAAAAGCTAATCCTGTTATTTTACTATTATACTTTTGGGATCTAACATTTAAAGCAACAACCATTTTAATCGGCATTATCGTAATACTTCTTATAGATTTTACTCCATAAGACTGACGTAAAATACCACCATATTCTCCTGTTTGAAGTTTATACTTTTCCAAATCTCTTTGATATACTACTTTGTCTCCATCTAGAATATTACCAAAAGCATCTAAATTAGACTGAGGAATAATTTTAGTTTTATAATCTACAATAGCTGCAGTATTATCTGAATAGATAGCTACTAAATCTATGGTTCCACCGATGTCTTTTAGTGGGTTTAATACAATTTGCTCAAGCTTAATTATAACCTGCCCCGTTTGTCCAGTAATCCTATTTATTACACGTTGTTGTTTGTAAATAGATAAAAGATTCTGTTTGACACCTTCATATAAATTTTGTTCAGATTGACTGTCTACACTTTTTCCGTACTTATCTCCTATTTTTTTTAAACCTTCTGTGGGAAAATCTGTCCAATTTTTTACATATTGATATGCTTCTTCATTAGACATACTACTGGTCACAGCCAGAATTGACCGAGATATAAACTCGATCAATTCATGGCCATAATTACCAATTTGTCCTTGTTGTTCCAACAATGGATTTTCCTTAGAATATTTAAACTTCTTACCAACTTTTTCTGTAACAGATTGCTTGATTGAAGCTTTTCCACCAATAGCTCTATAAGCACCGTCAATTTTAGCAGTATTTTCTTGAGTTAAATCTAAAAACTTAACTGTAGTTTCTGCATTTTGGTTTGCACGTACATCATGAATAGATCTATGATGTTCTATAGCAGAGTTAAAATCTTCTTTTGTTACGCAATTCATATTTTACAGATTAAAGTTATTTTACCTTCCTCAACTAATTGAGCAGTAATTTGTTTTTGTCTTTCGTTCATCCATTCATATTGTGGGAAATATGAATTCCAGTTACTGAGAATTTCAGTTTGGACATCTGACTTATTGACAGGAGATTCTTTACTCATTTCTTTAACATTGTTATTAAGTATCTGTTCAGATACTTTTACAACTTCTGCTAGAACAGAATCTGATTTCAGTTCAACGTTTAACAAGTTATTCATAAAGTCCGAAACCAAAGTCATAAGATATGACCATAAAGTTTCTTCTTTATATTGAATGTTGTTCAACTCTTCCATAAATTCAGGATTGGCTAAAGCTTCTGCTAAAAATTCAGTAGGGCTAGAATAACCGTACAGTGAGTTATTCATACTATTTGCAACAGCATGATCAAAAGCATCATTTATTTGTCTATAAAACTCTGTCTTTTTCTCATACTCTTTCTGTAATGTTCTATGTACCAATTCATGTACAACAGTCTTAGTTTCTGCTTTATCAGAAATAAATCCTGCATTTAAAAGTTCCACAGAAGTTCCACTAGCTCGATCAAAATTTGTCCTTAACAATATACCTAAATTCTTATTGGTAACTTTTTGAGACACAGCTTCTACAAACACTGATTTTTTAATATTCTCTGTAAACTCTGTTTTAACTTCAGGATTCATTTTTAACAGCATCGGAACTAAATATCTATAGTATTCAGATTCACCAACAAATGGTAAAACTTCTTCTCCAGAATATAATTGATTCAGTTGAATAAATCCTTCATACATTTTTAGAGACGGAGAGTAATTAGATGTAGATTGATCTAATTCAGAAATAGATGAAAGACTATCGGAATATGTTTTTTCTGAAGATACTTCACTTATTAAATTTGATGCTGTAGAAATCACTTGCTCTAAAACCGAAGGTTCTGTAATATTAAATAATTTTTTGAACATATCTAAAATTTCTTCAAATAAGTTCTTGTATTGTTTAACATTGTCTAATGGAGGAACTGTTTTTAAATGTTTAATAAACTGAGCGTCTGTAAAAATACCAGCTATAAATTCATCCAAATTAGATAACGCGTATATTCCTTTAGGTGAATTTAATTTCACATACTCAAATATCTTTTGGAGGTTTTTAACAACATCAGAATTACTATCAAAAATCTTTTCTAAGGTTAAAGCGTGGAGAATTTCATGTATAAGTATTCCTTCTGACCTACCTCCTGGATAGAAGGCGCTTTCTGAAATTTTTATTGAATTAGGATTTTTCAAACTATTACGAGAATAATATACACCTCTAGTAAGAGCTACGTCTCCATTTTCACCAAATATAGGTTCTCCAATACTTTCAACCAATGTGACATTAACGTTATTCGCATTAACGTAACTGAGTAGTTTTTTAGCCAGTAGTGCTAAATTACTATCTGATTTAGAGATTTTTTGTAAAATTGATTTTGCATCTGTAGACGAACTATCTTTAAAATACTTTTCACGCAAGTTTTTATCGCTTGTTTCTCCTGTTGAAAGAATACGTTTTCCATAATCTGAAACTACAATACTATAATAAACTCTGGAATCACCCTTTTCACCTAAGACTTTAACAAGTTCTAACATACCTGGGAACTTCTTACTAAGTCTTTTTAACTTATTAGAAGCTAATGTATAATCAGATTCAACAAACCTCTTCCTACTGTTATCAGTATTTCTGAGTCCTACTTGTGTTTCAAACTTTTGGATTCTTTCGATATTTACTGAATTGTTTTGAACTGAATTACTTTCAGTTGGAAAGAATTCGTCAGAACTATTAGGAACATTCTTACTAGAAGAACCTTCTAAATCAAAAACTTTCTCAAAAGTAGTCATCCAATCTGCTGGCAAAGGTTCATTTGTGTAAGGATCTTGAGATGTATTAATGTCTACTTCAGAAACACTTTCTTCTGTAGCAATAAAATACCGACCGTCTTCTTTTACTAGTTTACCACTAGTCATTTGTTCGGCAATCATTCGTTCACGAATATGTTTAGGAAGAAACCTTGGATCAACATCCTGTGTAACATCTTTTTTAACATTACTACCCAAATTAGGATTAATCAACTCACTAAAATATTGTTTGTGGTAAGCGTCTCCTAATTGAATTTGTCTTTCACTACCTTTTTCAGGCTTTAGTAAATGTTGTTTCAATCCTCTATTCCATTCTTTAGCTAAAGAATATGGATACTCTGAATGATTAAAATTCTTTTTTAGAAACTTTGGATTGTTAGCACTAAACAAAGTAATAAACTGATTAAATATAGGAACAGCTTGTCCTTCAGTTTTGATCTGAGATCTCATTTCTCTTACAGCCTTACTTAACAAATCTTGATATATATACTGATATGCATTAAACTCATTCCTGTTCTGATTCAATCCTACTGGAACAACAGCTCTATAATTAAACGGAGAAATGTTTAAGCCAGATTGGAACATTAACAATTTAACAATATCAGTGTACAACTCAATATCAGAGTCAGCAATTTCTTCCAAACTCAATCTCATATCATTACTGTCTAGAGCAGTTAATTCTTTTTCAAATAATCTCAAATTATCAATCTTACGATTGTCTGTTTTATCTGTAGAATTATTCAACATTGGATGAAATGCTTTTAAAACCAGATTAGACGGAAGTTGAATCTTTAGTTCCTGAACTCTTTTAGCAACAGAATTATCTTTCAATAAAGAATCGAATTCTGTTTTATTGAGTACAAAATTATGAATTAGGAATAACATGAAGTCATTCTCAATAGTTTGTCTAACTTTGTCTTTATCTAAAGCAGGAGCAACTATGCTAGCCTTGTTTTTAAAATTGAATAAAAGATCACCGAATACAGAATCTGCTAAAGAATAGAATTCATCAAAAATCTCATATCTCTTTCTACCTAGTTGATAGAATGGAGATACCACACCACTTGAATCTAATCTGTTAACATCTAATCCTGGTATAATTGCAGACAAGCTCACACGTTCTCTAATAATATAACTTTCATCCAACATCTGTTTGTCTTTAAAACCTTTAGTATCAGATGTTTGAGATTGTTGGAAATCAGAAAAAGCTCTAGCTTGTGGTTGAAGTTCGTCAATAAAATAAGCCAGATATTTCAACTGTTCTCTATCCAAAGTGTCCTTTTGAATATTACTTAACATTTTAGAATCTTCTATAGAAAATTCAGTGTAAGCATCTGGAAGAACTGTGTCTAAATAACCGTTGTCATTTAGTACGTTTTTGATTAAATCTTTTCTAGATAATTCGCTATTGGCGTTTTTATTGAATAAAGACTCGTTTAATTTCTGTGCTGTTAGATATTTCTTAATCATCGGCTGATTAAGTAAGTAAATAATAGTTTGAGGATTTACTCCTCGTCTAATTAAATAATCTACAACATTTAACGTCTGCATGTTGATGTTCATCAATACAGCGATAGGATTTTTTACATTATCTACCTGAGTATTTAAGAGTTGTGATTGGCTCTCTGATACAATCGTACCTTTATCATCAGTATAACTATCTAATCTATAGTTTCCTTCTAATCCTTTGAATAGTAATCTAGTTGGTCTAACTTCACCATCTTGATTAGAGTATTTTTGAGAAATACTTAATGTATCTGCCTGATTAGTAGATTTGTTAGTAATACCTAAAGCAGCAATACCTACACCAAATTTACCTTTTACAAAGATTATAGCATTTTTTACATTAACAGAAGGAAACATTGAGGCCAAAAATGACTTAGGAGGAGTTTTGACAACTCCTTTTTCTACCATATTATTATATATGTCCTGAGTAAAAATCTCATCCGTTAAAGGTAAAAGTAGATGGTGTGCATTTCTAGGATGCAGTAGAATCTCTCTCTCGTAATTAAGTAAAATCCTATCTACAGAAGTTTTATAATTAACTTTAAAGTCTTCAAAACTGATTACTTCTTCTCCTTGTGAATTAGCAATTTCTGTATAATTTTGATATTGTTCTGATAATTCATCTTCTAACACTTCACCAAATATTTTATTCTGTGTATCTGCTGCCCAGTAGATGTTTAGTTTGTCTATGTCAAACGTTTTATTAACTCATACTTTCGTATGAGAGTAGACTATATCTTCATTGTCGTAACAATGTTTTGCATTTCGACCATTTAGGTCTACTCAAAGACGTATTTTGTTGTTTTCAACATCATATATTCTTTGGCTTAAATCATAATGAATTTTGTAAGTCATTGATGGTATTTGACTAACATAAGGTTTTACTATTTCTATAAACTTCACTCCTTCTTTTGTTCCACAACATAACGAATATGTATTTCTTCCTTCAGAAAAAGCATAAAATGAAATATCCCAAACTTCTTTAAAATAATCTATAATAACTTGAAGTTCTTCTTTACATACACATGTTGCAATCTTTATATAAAATCCGTGAATTCTACCATTTGTCTTTCGATGATTAATATGTCCATCATCCATATACCAAATAGCTATTCCCCTAGCATCTAATCTGTTTAAAAGTTTTCTATTTCCCACAATCTTTTTAGGTTTGTAAAAAACTCTTCTTAGCAATTTTATAAAAGGAATAATACTAAGCTGACTATAAATAACGGTACTACCTATATTATATCCACAACTGGACGTATAGCTTTTTAAACCATTATTTTTTAATCCTGCATTATTTAATTGTTTAATTTTCCATTGCAAATATTCTGTTTGCTCAATACAATGGGACAACTTGAAAACAAAGTTATTACTGATGGTACCATCCCCCAATAATAACGCAATTAATAAATTTCTTGAGTCTTTTGTTATTTTACTTTTCATTATGATTTGTTACACATTTAGTGAACTTATTGTTAAGCGTTAGTCGTTGAACCTTCATCCTATAAGGATGCTTGGCTGCGGATTAACCAATTTTTATCTTTTTTACTATACCGAGGTAATTACTCTCGCCACATAATATATTACTATTTATGCTTAGTAGACAAAACTATAAGGTACTTCCCGTCAGTTAACAAAATTTAAAGGGAACTTCAATTAAGAATCCCCACCTGATTTAACTACCATTTCCGATGGAATCACAATATAATTCTGCATCGTAGGTAAATTAAATCTTTTTACCCTAAATATATCATTAGACGATAATTGCTGATTAGGAATACGCAGTCCTTTAAATTCATAAAGTTCTGGTCTTAATTCTATATCAGCATTTAACTTATCTAATGCTTTGGCTAAGTTATTGGTTTTTGCCCATCTTAATAATGGTTTAATCCAATAATCTGGTAACGGCATTATAACTTCTGCCGCTTCCATTTTAGTTATATTTCCATCGTCATCGAAAATTGGATTATAAAACTTCAATGTATCTTGGTTAGATCTTTGGGTTCCATCTTCATTAAACTTTCTAGATCCTAAAGCTTCATAGCCAGTTGGTGCTGTTTGTGGATAACTTGAACCAGGTCTATCAAAACTAATGATACCGTTGGTAATTAAAGAGAAAAGAACATTTTCTATTTTATTCTTCATAGGAACTCCTTCCAATCCTAAATCCGGATCAGAAAAGAAATTCTCTACAGAGTTTCTAATATTTTCTGGAGCAGCTTTCATCTGACTAGATTCTAGAACAGATTTTTTTAATTTGTCAAATGAATCAAATCCTTGGATATCAATATCATAACCAATTTTCTTCAGTAAATTATCATGATTGTTTTGTACAATCTCTCTAACTACTTCTTTATATTGATTTACTAACTCTTGAGCACTTTCAAATCTTTCTTGTCCATTAACTATCAAGTTAGAAAGCATGATTTTTAAAGATTGTGTTGAACCTTTAATCTCATTTTTCACTTTATTACCAATAGCAACCTGATCTTTTAAATAATCCCATTCAGATAGATATGACAACACATCTAAATTTTTAGTTAAAGCGTCGTGATTAAAGAAACCATCTCTGTCATAAAAGTCCAAGCCTCTTTCTGAAATATCAGACAAAAACTCACGAGTATTCCTAATATCATCATTGTTATTAATTATGTTTTGAGCAGCTAATTTAGGATCTACACCACCAACTTTGTTTGCAGAACCCATGTGAGCTATATCTATACCGTTAGATAACAAGCTAAAGTTCATTAACTGAAGATTTGTTCCTATAACAGCTGACGGTAAAAGTAAGTGTTGTGAAGTTTTATAAACAGAGTTGAACAGATATTCTAATTCTCCTTGAGATTGATCGAAGTATTCTTCTGGAGTTGAATACCCGCCAAATTGAGTTTTAAGAGT